CTCCACGTAACGAGCGTAGTCTTTAGGAGAAACGCCCAATCGTTTACATACATCAAGCTGCGCTTGGGTGAGTTTGATCGTGCGTTTGTTGGAGCCTCTCGTCACTCCAGCAACTGGCGAAGTTTGCTGAGATCGTGCTTTCGCCTGCCCAAATTTTTGCGGGAAGGCTTCTTTAAGCCGTCGATCTAATTCTTCGTAATACTCATCACTAGTTGTATCATATCCTTCGCTGTTTGTTAAGCGGTTGTGGATTGCATACGCCGACCCTGTTAGTATTTCGTCTTGCCCAAACCAGTTGTTTCGCCGCGCCCACTCAACCGCCTTCGGTTCAGGTTGCGCTTGCTGTTGTGGTATGGATTGTTGTTGTTGAAACTGTTGCTGTTGAGGTTGTGCCTGCGATTGATTAGCAGATTCCCAACGCTCCTGTTCCTGACGACGACGCTCAAAATCCGAACTCTGGTTGTTCAAACGCGAGAGCTTATCCTGAACCTCAAACATTTTAGAGGTGTCGCCACTATTATACGCATCGTCATAGTCACGTTGCAGTGTCATCTTCTGTGCTTCAATTGCAGATTCACCTGACGTTAATGCATTAGCCTGTGCCGCATTATATGCCTGTTGTAGCTTAATAAGGCGCTCTTCAGCCGCCGCACTACGTCGTTCAGCTTCGTGTCGTTTTGCTACTTCCTGACTAATTCGTTTTTTTACACGGGAGCTATAATCTTCTGGGTCACCTTCAGCCGCTGGTTCCTGTGGCTTTGGTTCTACGAGTTGTTCGCCTGCGGTTTCAACACCAGCATCATCATCAATGACAACAACACTTTCGTCTTCAACTGCTACTTCTTCTACTGCCTGTGTATCACTCATTGCAACGCGCTCCTTTCTTTAATAACCGCCTGTATTTCGTCATCGTTTAAAATGCGAACGGGGTTACCGTGAACGCGAAAGCGTATACCAGCATATTTAGAAAAAGTTACCGTGTCGCCGGGGTTCACCCAGTCATCAAACTCTTCCATGTCTGACCTGCTGTAAGCGAGATCCCCTAGTGACACAACAGTACCTAAAACACATGTGCCCCTTGCAAGATCCAATGCCGAGTTAGGTAGCATGATGCCGCCCTTTGTTACTTCTTCCTGTGGCTCATCTGCGACAAGCACTCGATAACCCGCAGGTGTTACCGCCGAGTCAATTAACTCAAGCGTTTCTTCACTAATCGTCTTCGTTTCCATCGCGCAGTTCCTCTACGATAGTTAGCACTCGATCAATCGCTGAAATTGCACCTGAGATACGAGTGTATTCATCCCAGTTACTGCAGCGCCCTTCTCCAGAATAAGCAACGTGTTCACTTCTCAGTTGATTAATCTGTTTTAATAAATACTCTTTATCCATCATCACCCCTTAAATGCGTTGCAATGCACTCGCTGGCAAAAACGTCTAGAAATTTTGTACCAAGTACCAAGTCATCAACATTAATCTTTGTAGACGCGAGGCTAATTTCACCATTTTTAAAAAACACAACACCGAGTACGCACTTAATGTCAGGAGCATCTAGTTTTAGTTTTTCCCCCAGCCATGCGGCGTCTTTGTAAACCTGTTTTGGAAACGGTATTATCTTTTCTAGATCCACTTCTTTTTCGAACGGATCTTTTGATTTGCTTGGCATTATTATTCCTAGTAATCATCGTTTAGATGTACCTGTTGTCGCATATTTAGGGGTGATATTGAATGGGGTTGCATGGAGTGCTTTGCTACAACAAACTCCATTAAACTGAAATAAAGTAAACAATCATACAAAACAGTAAAAAACACATAATCTGTGCTAACACTCTTTCTGACATCGTCACCTCATTGATTTAGTTCCTTTGCACTTCCACTTTTTCCTAGATAGGTTATTTGGAGAATTAGGATCACGGGCTTTCTTTGCCGACTTACCGCCTTTGCGTAGCATGTCGCGTTTTATACCCGCCGATCTCGCACAGTAGCTCGAACCCTTAGACGTGCCGGGTCGGATACGGTCCTTTCCATCCGATGCCTTGCCGGATTGACCGAAGGATACCTTGCGCGTTCGCCCTGTTTTAGGGTTCTTAACCTTCTTGACAAACCGCTTACCTTTAGCAGGTGTTGCCATTACGCCGATACATCATCCAGTAATGCGAATACCTGTGCATTAACAGTTGCATCGCCAGCACCACCATCGTCAGATGCAATACAGTGTAGGTTTGCAACGGTGACGTTTGGTAGTCTGCCAAACCACGTTTCAGATGCACCGATAAAAATACCGTCAGCCAAATCGTGGGCAGCTGCACCGCCATCTATAGATAACATAATGCCATCTTCCGTTGAATCATTTTTGACAAGCAAAAATTTAACAAGGTCTCCACTGGCTACTGTTTCGGGTGCCGTTGTAGATGTCGTTGCGGCGGTAGTGAGATAGTGACCTGCAATTAAATCTGAACTGGAACTGTGGCTGATTGCCGTATGTTTGTAATACCACTTCTGCGTAGCATCGGCAGGCGCTACAGACATTGCACCTGCAATAGTTAACTGTATATCATCAGGCAACATCGTTGCTTGAAGAGCTAGGGTTGCGTCATCAGCCATTTTCTAATCCTTTATTGGTTGTTACGAGACACGTTCATGGCGGCAGCGGCTACGCGAGATCGTTGATCTGCCGCCTTGATCTGCGCGTCTAATATTTTTGATTCTGCTTCGAGTTCGCGATCTAGGTTTTGATCGTTTATTTCAGCCTGAAGTTCAGCTGCTTTCAATTCTACATCTGCCTTGGCTTTAAACGCCTTGACATCGCTGTCCTGTTTATCAATCGCCAGCTGTTGCATTGCCACCTGCATCTGCGGTGTCTGCATTGCCTGCTGGTTTTGCTGTGCCTGCTTTAACTGCATAGCCTGTTGCGCAAGTTGCTGACCAGCTAACGCCTGCATTCTCGCCAGTTCGTTTTCCATAGCTGGATCAAGTTCCATATAATCTGACGGCGCTGTTGGTTTTAGTGGATTGTAATCTGGTGCATCAGGAAGCTGTTGCTGTATTGCCGCTTCTATTTGCTGTCTATATTGGTGTGCAATGTGTTCGTTAATATGCGCATTCATCCGGGGTGCAAGCTGTTTAAACGTGTTCTGGTCACCCTGCATGGACATTAAAAACGCTTGATGTGTTTGGATATGGGCTTGATGATCTTGGTCTGCAAAAGCCTTCGCAGCCTTTCCATGCATGAACGCAAAGTTTTCAGTAGCAGGGTCAGCGCGTTGTGGACCGCGATCAGGCAACAAGATATCATCGATTTCATCCGTTCCTATAGTTTGATGCATCCTTCGCAGTGCAGCTGGAAGGTCGTGCTGTTGCGGAAATTGCTGTGCAAGCTGAAGCTGTGCCTGCGCTCTCATAATTCTCTGGGATTCACTGAAGATGTTTGGATCTGAAACAGGGATTACGTCTACCCTGCCGTCATAGTCTTCACGTCTTATGTCACCCGCCCCACTGGTGTAGGCACCGAAGTCACCATACTCATAGTTTAGCCGCGCCATTAACCTGAATTCATTACGCTGGGCACGGTGTAGTCGTCGGTGGATTGTTGACATCAAGCGCTGTCCAGCTTCCATCATCGCAACCACACTACCGACAGGTGTCTCCTTGGTATTCTGATCCCCTACTTGTAAATCTGTAGAAGCAGCAAGGCGACGACCATTATCAACAATAGAACCCAGTAACATAGCGAGTGTTTGACTTGGTTCCTTTGTAGGTAGCGGTATAATTGATTTACGAATGTCATCCCCAACCCCGTCTATATCTCTAAATTCACCAAACGAAATGGGTTGATCTCCTGCGACCCGCATACCTCTGGCTTTAAATCCACCCGGCAAGTTTGCAAACTGACCAGCATCAACAAGACTACGCAGTACCGCCGTTGCAGTACGCTGGAGATTGCCAAGTACATGTACGAAGCCCAAACCATAGAAACCTAAACCGGGAAGAAAGCGGTATACTGTGAACCAATTTAATTTTTTGTAATCTGTATCGCCTTCCGCATAATTTCGGCGTATGGAAAGAACTTCGTTGTTTGAATCAAGCACTGTAACAATATATGGCAGTGCTATTCCCGTTTGGTTACCCTCACTGTCAAGATGCTCAAAGCCGGGTAAATCAAGATTGACGTGGAACTCCAGAACCCTGAACCGCTCCCCGTAACCCGTAAACGTCAGCCCAGTTATTTCGCTGGCCTTTTCGTTTATCTGCCCACGGTCTAGATCAGCTGGTGTACCCAGATCAAAGTCACGGTATTCACCAGCGACCTGCATTTTACGGATGTCGTTCGCATCCATCGTCAGTGCATGGCAGTAACGCGAAGCAGTCATCAGGTCCGACGCTTCATTGTCTATTACAAAGTCCTGTGCCCCGACAAAGCGTGATGTAATTCTATTAAGCGTCGCATCCCAGTAGGTTTTTTTGAAACCAATACCCATGAGTGGCAACATGAACAACATGCGATCCATCTCATCAAAGTATTCTTCGCATTCTTCTGTGATCTGATAGTTCATATGCTGTTCGACACGTTGTGCCTGCGCTATCACTGCTTCGTCACTACCACCTATTATTTTAGTTTTGATCGGTCCATCCGCTGGACAGAGTTCTGCAACAGCACGGGCCTGAAACTGTAAACATGCTTCCAACAGCATTGGATGATGGGCACCACATGCACCCTCAAACGGCTCACTAACTTCTTCCAAGCGAATGCCCAGAATGTCCATGCCCTCAACAAGAGCGGTTTCCCATTCTGCCCTGCTACTACGATCTTCATCATAGGCTTCAACGAGTTCAGACGCTAGAGCAGACAGTTCGGTATCAACCAAATTGTCAGCAAGGTTAGCACCGTGTGGAACCATGAGTTCACTCGTTGGATAGTCACCGATAGATATCTCAGTTTCACCAGACTCAAGGTCTGTTTCAATTACAATTTCAGTTGAAATATCCTGAGTATTATCGACGACTAATTCGGGAGCAAGTAAGTCTAATGCCCGTTCAATAGCCATATATTAAAATCCCTATTTAGTAGTGACAAGATAACATAAGTATAGTTAATCACCAATAGTAGCGCTTGCGCTTCTGGTATGTCTGGTCTTCTTCTTCCTCAATCCCATAGTGCAGGAAATAGCCTGTTTTCAGCCTGATAATCGCCTGCGTAAAGGCATCAACCATGTCTTTGCGACGACCATTGGGGAAGCTACTGCACTGGTTCAAGAAGTCGTCAGCCCAATATTTACCCTGCGGTAACCATATCTGCCCGTTCTCAACCATTGGTGCTACGGAATGGGCACGCGAAACTTTATCGCGGTCTGGCGAGTAGTCTGTTACGGGAATGCCAGTGCGACGTAAGTCCTGCAACAATGACTGCCCCGATGCTTTCTTTTCTATAAGAACGGAATCTGGTCTCCACTTTTTATAGAGTTCTAACGCACGCTCACGCAGTTGTGGGTATTCGAGGCGCTCGTTTAAACAACTCAACAAGATTGCTTGGGGCACGCCTTCCCGCTCAAACACACCCCAAGTTTGAATTGCCGTGAAGTCTGCAGAACTAGACGCGCTAAATGCTGTATCATATGACTGCAGTAAATAATCACACGGTGGTGGTTCAGGGTCTTCCCAGACACGCCACCAGTGACGCTTAAATATATTACCATCTTCTGCAGCGGGGGATTGCTGGAATAATGATGCCCACTCACGACTACCAACAGTCTGTTTAATTTCCAGCAGACGCTCTACTGGATATTGATCAGCCCAAAGTGCCTCACCTGCTTCCCTACCCAGCTGATCATCTTCATCCGCTATCGCTGGCAGGTTGATTACTTCCCACGTTTCGTGGTCATCGTTATCGAGAACGTGCCCAATCAAGTCGAGTTCATGCCAACGTGTACCAATAATCACAACGGCAGAAGGTTTCGGCATTA